CTCTTCGGTTGGTTGGGTTGGTGTTTCCTCTACTGGATCAGGTGTGGCTTCACTAGCTGCAACGGACTGAACCGCCGCGCTTGAGAAGGCTGCCGCCTGAACCAAACTCACTTCACGAAGGCTGGCCTTTGTAACATAAAGGATGCCGTTGCGTGGTTCTGCTGCATCTACAATCACGCCAACACTTAATCCATCGCGCAACTCCGAAGCCTCAATGAGGGCATCGTTGCCTTTGGTTGTTGGTGCGACTTTAAAGGATGCGTAAATACCTGAGGCATCCTCACTGGCACTTTGCATCATCCCGATTGGGTCTTTTGCATTGTGTTCAAGTAGAAGTTTAATCTTGCCACCAGTGTTGTAACTGATGGAACCTTTTTCGAATACAACTTGGCCTGCACTTGTATTCCCGATCTCACCAAATGGCACAATCTTTCCGGCAATAATCCGGCGTTGTGCATCGCTTGATTCAACGGTTGTGTTAAAGGTCAGGTGTAAGGGCTGTTGGTCCACTGCCTGCTCCGTTCGGTGTTAGGTCTTCCATTTCTTTGGCTTGATCTAGTGTGATCAAATTGAGTGCAAGCATTTTTTCAATTACTGCCAAGCGTGTAAGTGCATCGGATCGCAAAAAGGTTTCATCCAACTCGAAGCGAACCTGATTTCCACGGGCCGTGAGATCATCCATTGAAAGTCTTTGTTCGATTGCAGAAATAAATGGGCGAAGTGTGTAATCAACAAATTGCCGTCTTTCATCAACCACATTGCTATATGTCATAGAATTATTGAGATCCGCGCTGAGATACCAAGCAGGCACATTGCACAATCTGCTTATTTCAGTTGCTAACGCTTGTTTGGCTTCGTTGTAAAGCATATCTTTAGGCGAAAAGTTAGTTGGCTCGAACCGCAAAGTGCTGGAAAGATATGCCGTTGATCTTTGTTGTCTTGCCAACTTCCAAGCTGCCAGTAGTCCAGTGATTTGTTCTTCTGGCAAATCCGCACCAGTATTCTGGATGAAACCAGACGGTAATGGCGTGCTTGCAGCTATTGCACTTGCTTTTTCAAGATCCAGTGCGGCTTTGATAGTGCGACCACCTCGGCCCAGTATCCCCAAAGAGTCGAGTGCTTGGAATGTAACAATACTCCCCAAGCCGTTCTGTGGTCGCAATCCTGATCCATCAACGGTGTAGCCAATAACAAGTGTGTTGTTTGCATTTAACTTTTCAGTTACGCGATCAAATGAAACCCAAGCAAATCCAGATGGCCTTCCACTATCCGCAAAGGTTTGTGTAACTTCCCAATAGGCCACCCCGTGCATAAATAAGTCTGACACGGTTGCACTTATCGTTACTGCACGCGGTTGACGATAATCAGGTTGTTGTAACCACAATGGTTCTTCTAATTCTTGTCCTGTGCTTTTTCGATATAGATTTAAAGGCAAGCTGCCAATTACACCAGTTATAAGTGAGTGGCAGCGTGAAACACTGGGAACGGCCAGTGCTTCGGTGCGTGATACATATACGGCAGGATTTAAATAAGAGTATGCGTTGAAGCCATCCATCACCGGCGGTGCGTACTGGGCTTGGATTGTTGGCTTACTTTCGGGTGCTGCACTATCAATCAAGCGCAGTGCAGACATTAACCCCATAGCACTAGCATACGACAAATCCGGACAAACCCACCTTTAAAGATCTCGGCGTGTCTAATTGACATATATCGCAGCAACTGCCTGTGGTTTGTTGGCATACCAAATCAGCATTGCACTGCAAATCGCGCTGGCCACCTCACCCGCTGATTTTCTTCTCACGATGCGCCATCCTGAATCCGTGGTGCGCATTGCACAAGAGTTAACCGATTCGCTTAGTTCGTACTCATCTCCGTGTTCAATCCGGTTGTGGCTCATTGCCGCCAACATCTCATCACACGCACTTGCAAATAATTGCCCTGAAATCTCCATCACTGGCACACCAGTATGGGCAAGCCTCGCAGCTACGCCGGCAGTGGTGTAGCGATCGAATAACAACATCTTGGGTCTAAATCGCTTAATATGCTCATTGATCTCGCTGGCCATCTTAAGATCATCAATAGAGGCTTCTGATTTCCAAGTTTGCAGGCATTTGAGTTTTACCCTATCCCCATCCATCTGGGCACCAACTAACGCAGCGTGTCTTCTGCTCGGTGATATATCGATTGCAAAGAATGTAGAGGCACCGGCCTCAAACACCATATTTTCTACTTTGCACGATTCCCACGCACCGATTGGCCACGGGCTCGCAAGATTGTCCACCCACTGCGTTAACATCTCCGTACGAACTTGATTGGGTTCACCAGTGCGGATTCGGTGTTCTAGGATCTCAGCCGTGATCGTGTGGCCAAGGGCCGGATTGGCTTGGGCCCACGCTTTGCGGTCTGTTATTTTCAAAGATGGGTGAGCACTCCACTCCAACCAGCGCAATGATGGTGTTTTATCCTCAATGCCCTTTTCCCTTAATTGATTAAGGATTGTGCTGCCTTTATCGCCGGCATTACTTACGGCCAGAATCTGGGATGCTGCCTTGGCCTGTGTTGTGTAAAGGGCGGCATCCCACGCTTCAGGCTTAATATCCCGAAGTTCATCAATGAAGAAGAAATCCACGCTGAGTCCTCGGGCCCCCTCATTGGTAGCTGCAACCACAATGATCTCTGCACCGTTCTTGAAACGGATGCGCTCATTGCCATTGGTGCTATAAGTCTTCTCCCACAAGCCCAAGAGTGCCGGAGTGTCTTGGATCAGGTAGTGGATCTGCCTAAAGGTGGTGACTGCCATATTTCTATTGGAACTCATCATTGCAATGGTCTTTTCACCAAAAATGTAGATTCCAGCCAAGATTCTTAATTTGGCCAGTTCGGTCTTGCCATTCTGTCTTGATACGCACAACCCGATTGTTTTACCAACGAAGTGTCCATCCTTCACAAGCAACATATCTCCAAGCGCGTTGATCTGCCACGGCATCAGATCAATCCCCACTGATTCTGCAAATGCGATCACTTCTGGTGCCCGTGTGGTCGCGCCCTTAACTGGGCTGCTAAATATCCGCGGTGTAGGACTACCTAGAAGGTGGCCCCCAACCGGTTTGACATTTGGCAGGTCAATTTTGGAATGTCCTACTATGTCCTGATTTAAAGGTATATCAGAATCAGCCGGTTCCGGATTAAATGTGGGTAAATTGGACTTTACAAGATCAGGGGGGGTAGGAGTTGTGCTCAAAAAAACCGGTTTAGCAACCTTCCCACTCTTAGCATTATTGCAACGACGGCACGCAGCTGCCAAGTTCTCAGGCTCATCGCTTCCACCCCTCGATCTAGGATGTATATGGTCGATTTCATTTGCAGTATCACCGCACATATAGCAGGTGTACTGATCTCTTTGGAGAATCTCTAATCTTATTCGTTTCCACTCAGTGGATTGAAGTGCTAAGCCCATCAGTACCAGCCCTTTGTGTTGCTGTGCCGTAGTGCACTGCACCCATCATCGTATCGTGCTCTTATGTATTTCATCATCCAAGTTATCTGCGCCGTTGGTGAGGCTGTAGCCAAGTACCGTGTGCGACCTTGCGCGAGGCCGTAGTGGGAACCGTTCACCGCTAGAGGGTTGTTAGAGGATTCTTTGAATATCAATCTCTTTACGCATTTGTATTCTTTGTAATCTCTAGTGATCTTAAGTAAGTGCACTTCCCAAGTCTGTTGATCTTGAGCCTTTGCAGGTAGTGCAGCTACAAGACAAAGCGTAAGGCATAACACCAGCCTTATTGCCCCCCCAGACCCCCCCAATGAGAGGGATGGCCATTGACTAGGGCAGGCCAGAGGTTGCCCCTCAGACGGGCTACAACGCACTGTCAGTGCGCCCTGCTGTTTATCCTCACGCAGTTGAGTAAGACTGTGCATATTAGACCCGCCTGCTGTACCAGAGCAAGCAAGTAGGGCAATCACGGTGTGTCGCTTCTAACCATTGTCCACACCCAGTGCATCGGCTGATTGTGCTATCCATTACTTAAACTCCCCTTCCAAGGTGCGTGGTTTGCGTTTTAAGGCCTGCTCATCCATTGCCACTGTGACAAATAAGCAATGAAGGCATTGGATCATTGAGAGCCCCTCTGGTAGGTCGTAGCAGGTGTATGTGCTAAATGGTGCAGGGCCTTGGCATACGCCTCGGCACTTGAAGTATCGGATGCCCTCAATCATCGTACATATCCAATCCCACTGGATTTAAGTGCAGCTAAGTTCTCAGCCCCTATTGCAGCAATCACGGTAGGCATATAGATCCCAGCCTCTTTGCCCATTCCACTCACGAACTTTAGGTTGGCAGGCATAAAGGCAATCCCATCGCAGCCTTCCCACAATTTGGTGAAAGGCTTGCTTCGGCTTGCAGCTACTAGGCAGATACCATTTGCATTCTCCAGCCACTTATCTATCCAAGGTGCAGGCTTTGAGTAAGGTGGATTCATCCAGACACGCTTGCCTGCCCAGTCTTGCGCTAGGCCATCGTCATACTGTGTAAAGTACTTTTTAGCCGGTATCCAAGAGATTCCACCCACTGGGCTGGCCACATCAAACTCATATTCCAAACCAAGTGCATCGAATACCCATTTAGGCGTGTAATAATCATCGCTGGTTTTGGCTAGTGGAATATCATCAAATGGGAAATCCAATAGATCATCTTGCGCCATAGGCACCGATCCTTTTACCGCGCCTGATGTGTAAGAATCCCACAACCTTGGTTACTGTGTCAGTATTTGCAAACTCAGTAGTTGCAGGCAATCCATCGAAGTAAAACCACGCTGGCATTGTGAGTTTGTTTAAGTTAAATGACCAAATGCCCTTGGGTGTAGAGCAGATGTAAAGCGCGGTCTTTCCAGCGGTCCAAGCCTTTTGAGTCACTGCATCGTATTTGTCGCGCTCAATCATCAATTCGTCATAATGAGTTTGTCGGCTCTTGAGTTCTATGTAAACCCCTAGCTGCTCACTCTCACAATCAAAGCGTGCAACTGGATCTGGATTCATTATCAGATCAGGTATATACCGGCTCTTTAAATATGTAAATAGTTGTAATTCATTCATTGCGATCTATCGAACGGCATCGTGAGCACACGAATATTTGGTCACTCATAATGCCACCGGTGATGAATTGCCGTGTGTTGCACCCATCGCATATTTCTGAATCGTGATCACTAACGCCGGTGCTTGTGAAGTGCAAAGCGGTCTTATCTGGGAAGTAAATCTCTAGATCACCCACGCTTCACCCACTCTTTGCCATCCATCCCTACTGGGGCGCACTGTTGGCTCTTAGGCGTTGCCTCGCAGAAATAACCTTCCCACTTCTTGCCTGCTGCACTGGTGCCCTCTTTGTGGGCTCTGGTGCCGTGTTTGCAAGGATAGGCACGCACATTAGCCTCACGCTCCAAAGGTGTAGCAATACTGCTCAGCACCTGCGTTGCCGTGGCCAAGTCTGGATCAGCCGGCTTGTTCCAAAGATCATCGTTGGGCACTGGATCACCAGCTGCAACCCGTTGCACCTTTGCCATCTCTTCACGGCTTGGCCGTTTGCCTAGTTTCGCTTGGAATCCAGCCGTGGCCAAAACTCTACCGATGGCTGAAGTGGCACAATTCTCAAGTGCGAAATTGGCATTCACACCGCGATCTGAAATGATCTCTTGGGCGTAGTCAACGGCAATGATCGTGCCATCGTTCCGGTAGGCAGTGGCTTTGATGATGAAGCACTTGCCATCATTATGGACCAACTCGGTGTCAATCCTGCCCTCTGGATACTTGACCCAGAATAAGGCAATACGCTCATCAACCGGCTGGTAATCACTCAGATCAAATGCCATTGGCTAGGTTCCAATCCTGTTTGGCTTTGGTGTAGCCGATCGCACGGCCTCGTTTGTATCCTATGTGTTTGCCGTCACGGTGCCCTATCGCATATCCGATAAGTACGCATCCAAAGCAAATGGCAATATACATCGCTACCATCACGGCAAATGCCGTATTGGCGGCCACCTTAAGCATCCACGCGGGTTGCGTAGTCAGTAAATATAACCCAAGATTCTGAGGCTAGATCGTAAGTTGTAAAGAATCCTAGTTTGTTAGATGCAAGATAACTCTTGGCCAAAATGCAGCTAAGAGGGCTATCAAACCAATAGGCCCACTTCATTGGCTCAGCCAAGAGTGCAACCTCGGCGTCTTCAAATCGGCCTTCATTGACCTGAGCCATCCAGCCCTTATCGCCCCACTCCATCTGCATATCTGAGAGCAGATCAAAGTCTTGAGGTGTCATCTTTATAGTTATTGAAGTTGTCATTTCTAGTCCTTTCCTAGTCCGGACTATTAGTGTGACACTAGGGGCAGACATTGCGCAACACCTGCCCCGCGTGTCGGGCTCTACTCTTTTGGTGCTCTACCGTATTTGTCATCGGCAGTGCTCAAGGCACGCATAATGACCGGCAAAAGAGATGCCCAAAGTCCATTGGCAAGCATTCGCCAATCCGCGCTGGTGAAGTCCAGCGGTGATCCTCCGATTGTGGCCATCAAGGTAAGCAAGATGGTCAGCAACGCACGGATATAGGTTCCGCACGCAGCTTTAATTTGTACTGCCATTTACTGCTCCAATCCAAGCGCAGTGATGCGCTCTTTTGCCTGTTTAGGGGTCAGGCAAACTTCAAAGTGCATTTCATCCTTGCGGTTGCGATAAGTACCGCCCCACTTCAATCCGTATTTAGCAGCTAGTGCAATGATCACTGCTGCTTTGCCTTCGGCAAATGTATGCTCAGCGCCCAATGGATGCTTACTTGCATTTAAGTCAATCGCCGTGCCGCTGCTGTGATTGCTTAGGCGATCCTCACGACCGCGCACCATCCTGAAACAGTAGCCCCAATCATCAAGGCTGCCGTTATCTATATCCTCAATTGTTGCGTGAAACTCTGCTGCAAATCCGGTAAGCAATGGTGCAACCTTCTCAGCGCATCGCAGTTTAATTGTTGTGCCTTTTACTGGGTAAGACTTGATGCCAATCTCAGCAGGATCTTTGCTGGCTGGCCAACCGTTATCTGATTTTAGGGATGTGGTCGGCATTGTCACAATTCCATTGCAAAGTGTCAGGGTTTAAAATCAGTTCGGTATGTCCACAATTAGGCTTTGGCGCAATAAATGCGTCACGGATTGAATCGTAAACATAACCAATACCTGCGTAGTTATACCTTATTTTGCCGTTGTAACTCGTGCGCTTTACTATGCAATCAGTGCCTTGCGCGTAATAAATCTCTGGATCTAAACCATCAATAAGTTCATTTTCATCTTTGCCAACAATTACATCAACAACGATTTGATTTTTTAGGTATGCGTAGTGTGCCATTATGCCCAACTCACTGTATCTGATACACCGGCTGCTGTAACCGTTGAAACTTTGAAACCGCCAGCAGTTGAAGTTGATTGTGTAACTCCACCGCTAAAAGTTGCAGTAAAACTATCTGCGTATTTCAAAATTACAACGCCTGATCCACCTGCACCACCAGAGGTTGAGAGATAACCACCACCGGCTCCGGCTTGGTTTCCACCGCCACCACCACCACCCGTGTTCACGGTTCCCGCTGTGCCATTTGCGTTGGATGCACCAGCTGCGCCGCCACCACCGCTACCACCTGCACCACCAGCAGAATTAAGTCCACCACCACCACCGCCACCTGCTCGCGTGACACTTGAGCCTGTAATTGATGAGGCTAAACCATTTCCACCTGCACCACCTACTGCTCCACCAGCACCACCTACTGCACCGGCTCCACCGCCACCGCCTGATCCAGCACTTGCATTGGGTGAGTTATTGCCACCGTTGTTGCCTTGAGTTGGTGAGGCTGTTGCAGTTCCACCAGTGCGACTTGTTGCAGTATCTCCACCGGCTCCACCACCTGATCCACCTGCTCCACCGTTTTGGCTTGGCACATTGTTACCAATTGCACCATAACCGCCGCCGGTAGAAGTAACAGTGTTAAAAATTGAACTGACTCCAGCAGTGCCGTTGTTGTATGCGCCAACTCCAACTCCACCGGCTCCACCGGCTCCAACTTTCAAACTGTAATTTGTTCCAGTAAGCAAATTGCTCAAAGTATTGGTTAAATATCCACCAGCACCACCACCGCCGCCAATACCGCTAGCACCGCCCGCCCCGCCGGCAATCGTCAGATATTCAACGCTTAACGCTGGTGCTTGGAATGCAACTGCTCCGGCTGCTATTGCTCCGATCATTATGCGATCGAGCCAAAAATGCGCCAAGTGTTAGCAGCTACTCGCACGCATTGAGCCACCTTATGCGTGGCTAAAGTAGGGGCGGCTGATACTGCACCGGCTGAGGTAAGGGTTACACCGCTACCAGCTGCAAAAGTTAAAAGCCCTGCACCGGTATTGATTACGGTAATTGCAGAACCTACGACTGCCTCGGTTAAAGTGCTATCAGGTGCAATTGTTACCGTCTTAGTTGATGCGTTACTTGCCTGAATCATTACTTGGTAAAGATCGCTGTTGGCAGTTGTAATAGTCGCACTGCTATTGGTTGTGATTGTAAACGCAACCAAATTATTGAACATTTCTGCACTCAAAACTGTTCCTGTAACTGCGGGTATGCCTGTTGCCATTTAATGCTCCTTTGTAGTTAGTATGATAGTACCGAAGTGCCTAAAATCCCGTATTGACTTGACCCAATAATGAAGGCATCAATGATGGGTTCAAGGGTGGTAAAAGTAGTTACCCAATTGTTAGGCGTTACATTGTGCGACACCCCAAAGATCTGCAAGGTTTTGTCTAGTGTGCTGGTTCCTGTAGCTGCTGGCTGGGTGCTCTTGACCGTTATTGGGTCAAAGTAATCTAGTTGCAAAGCGGCTGTAACACCCGCCGTGCTGGTGGTGTTAAGATTAAGGCTCAACATATCCGTACGCACTCCCGTTGCTTGGCGTGAGGCAATATAAGCCCTGACATAATCGAGCGCGACTGCATCGGTCTGCATAATTAGATCTGTGCGGTTATATGAATGCTTGAAATAAAGGGCAATGCTGCTGGCATTTTCAGCGGTTTGAGCAGTGCCACCAATTCGCGTAACGCTTCCAGAGTTGTAAACCAAATCATCATTAAACAAGAACTTAACCTGTGAATAAGGAATGCCACTGCCATCATCTGCAAACACCGTTGGTGTTGCGCCAATACTTGATGAAGTAAATGCTCTGTTTTGAAACACCATATTGCCGCTGGCATCAATATAAAGTGCGCCATATTCTGAATCGGTGCATTGTTGTAATTTTACAAGGGCTGTGGCTGAAGTTGTCGGATTTGCTTGAACCGTGGTTGCAGCTGTATCTATATCACGCATTGAGGCTGGCCACGCAATGGCATCCAAAATCTGACTTATGCGAGTGCTTGCTAAATCACCGGCTGACGATCCTGCAACAGTTGTAAGCGTGGCAAGGTTGGCAAGTCTGAAGCCATCAACGGCTGTGATCGTAGTGGTACTGACAATGCCAACATCACGGCTTTGTTGATAATTAAAGCCGGTGGTGTAACCAGCAAACATTGCCCACACGATTCCGGTTGCTGGATCTGTGGCAGTAATGGTGATCTTGCGCAACGGCTGAATCAAACCGTAATAAGGGCTTGCCGTGTTGTTGGGATTGAACGCTCCATCTTGGTCTGCAATTACCACACTGCAAGTGCCGGTCTGGAATACATCACTGAGTGCATTACGCCCTCTTTGTATATTTACCACTTGCACTGTGTCTGATACATCCGCTGTGACTGTTGCTGCATCTGCCAACACATTTACGCCAAGCACGCCTGATCCAATAATCATTGCCTGACCGAAACTCGGTCCGCTTGAAAAATTAAGAATTACCGCTATTGCTGGAAGCGTCATTCTCCACCGGCTAAACCTGTGTAACTATATCCATTGCGGTTGCCCTCAGATATGGTTTGTTGAACGAAACTTGCCATCTCTTGTGCGTTGCCTATAAATCCTAATTGTGGAAAGTTCATATTTACTGTGGTGGTTGTGCCTTGCTGGGCTGAAATGCCTGCGTTCATAGCTGCATTGGCTGTACCAAGCGCAGTGAGATCAAAGTTTAGATAACTTAAATCAGGAATAGTGCCTGCGATAAATGGGTTAGGTAAGGGTTCCCTATTCCCGCCGTTCGTTCCGTTGCCAATAGGTGGGTTCATATTTGGCACAAATGACAATTTAGCAATTGCATCCGCAGTATCTTTTGCTGCACCAAAGATTGCTTTATAGAAATCAAAGGTATTTTGCAACGCCAATTGCTGTGAACTGTTAGCAGCTGCGTTGGCTCTGATTGTTTCGTATTCGATTTTTTTAATTGCTGCAACATCATCATCTGTGGCTTTGGTTTTGAGTGCTGCCATTCCCTCTAGCCGTGCGCGGTCTAGGTCGCTGATCTTGCCCTTAAGTGCTGCCTCAATCTGGACTGCATCAAGGTCAAACATCCCTGCTAATTTTTCGGATGCTGCAATCTTTTTGTTGAGATCAATTGTTGTCTTTTTTGTTTTGTTTAATTTGTCAGCTGCCAGTGCTGCTCGTTCTGTGGCTCTAGGGCTTTGCCTGTTTGTTTGTGTTATTTCTTTTGCCGCTGCTCCTCTACCCAATGATTCTGCAAGGACAAAGGGTGAACGCAAAGGAAATAAAATCAAAGTATCAAAGATTTTGAATAAGGGGTTGGCACTTATTTTGTCTGCCATAATTGAAAAGCCTGTAATAACAAATCCAATTTGTGCGGCAAAGTTTTCCATTGATCTGGCTGCACTATCAATGCCCTTATTATCTCCCAGCCTAATAAGTGCCTGAATTAAAGCAGTGCCAATAGTTTCAGTTGCCTCAGCAGCAGATATGCGCAAGATACCCATTTGGCCCGCATAAGTTTTAGCAGCTGTTTGCGCTTGACCTGCAAAGAGTTTAGATAGTTTTGCGGTGATTGCTTCCATATCACCGGATGCCAATAAGGTCTTGTCAAGCCCTGCACCTAGCCTGCTGAGGGCTGTGGTTTGTCCTGAATAACCTTTGGCCAACGCCATAGATACTGCCGTGAGATCCTTGCCTGTGCCTGCTGAAATATCCATTGCAAGTGCCAGTGCACTTTGGGCTTTGCCAACATCTCCAAGCACTAAAACTAACCGTTGAAATGATGGCCTTAAAAGATCCTCAGACACACCTGTCGCGCGTTGAAGGCTGTCAATAAACTTCGTTACACCCACGGTTTGAAATTGTAATCCTAAGTTTTTAAGTGATTGCGCAAGTGCTTTTTGTGCTTTCTCATCTGCAATGGCTGCCGTAATTGCCTTCTTGGTATAGGCAGTAAGTGCCACACTAGCTGCGCCAATGCTTAATTTGCTGGTAAGTCCAAATGCCTTAGTTTGGCTAGTAAGCCTTTTGATTTCTTTTTGTGCCCCAGTAATGCCAAGTTTATTAAGTGAAAAGAAAATCGGTATCTTTATCATTTAGCCAACCTAGCATTTAACATCTTGGTTGCTCTGGTAATCACATCGCGCATTTCATTTTCAATGTATGGCGCACGATCATCTACGGTCTTGGTGACAATTCGCCCTTGCTTACCGCGCACAATCAACCCGCTCTGTCTTGAGATTGATTTGATAAAGTCCTCACCGGCAAATGGATTATTGCTTTGTGAAAATCCTTTTAGCGTACTGCGTTGCCTGTTGTAGAGTCTTGAGGCAGTGGGTTGGCCGTGTGGATTCTTTCGGCCTGCGGTTTCATAGATCGCACCCGCTGGATCAGATTGGGTTATGAACGCGGTTCTACTTGTCCACATCCCCTTAACCCGTTGCCTATCAATCTTGGTCTTGATACCCATTCGCACGCCATTAGGTGTGTACTCACGGCTTCCCCAAGCACCACCGGAAGTCTTGCCCCAGTTGCTCAATCCTGACGGTGGGTTGTTAGGCACTTGTGAGCGTGCATCTAGCTGCGTGGTTTTAAGGACTTGATAGATTTCTTTGTTCATTATCTTGAGTGAGTCTTTATCAAACTTCTTGAGCAAGGCAACGGTTTCGTTGTACCCAGTGACCTTAACGCCTCTTAGATTTGGTGGCATCTTTGATCGCCTTCGCCCTTTCCTCAAGCACTCTTAAAATCATCTTGAGCATCACGGGGTCCATCCCGATAAACTCTCTGGGAGCAATCCCAGTTTCTACACTTAGATTTGCGACCAAATAGGTGAGTGAGTCTTTGCCACTCAGTCCCCTAAAGGGTCGCTATCTAATACCTCAACTGCCTTTAGCGTTTCCAGAAACTTCTCACCAAACACGGGCACGGTTTCACCGGATCGCCTAATGGCTTCCCAACATAACCAGTACACATCGGATTGCATTTGATCCTCAGCAAAGGCTTTGTGAATGCCTTTCTTCTTGTTTACTTCGAACGCGTATTCAATTGTTGGTGTGATCTCAAACTCTTGTATCTCACCGGTACTGCGTGTGATCTTTAACTTAGCCATTGCCTAGCCCTTCAGGTTAGTTGTTAGGGAGTTACATCTACAACAATGGGGCTGTTGCAGGTAAAAGTAATTGATTGCGTGCTTAGATCCCCAACCGCACCGTTAACTGGTGTGAGGTTGTTTACAAGGATTGTGGTTTGATACTCAGGATTGGTAGCACTGATAACTGCGCTGGTTGGTTTGATAACCAAAGGCACGGTTGTTCCGTATGCTGTCTGCAATGTAGTTGCTACCTCAGCAGCTGCATATGAGTTTAGGAAGTCAATTGTCACGGTGCTGGATTCAAGTCCCTTAACAAAGGTGTGAGCCCCATTGCCGCCCATTGAAGTTGTTTCCAATTCGTCAAAGGTTTGATTGATTGTAACGCTTGTGACTTGGTCCCCTACATCAACCGAGTTCAGTGTCACAACCAAAGTGTTGTTTAAGAAGGTTGTTGTTGCCATTATTCGCTTGCCTCATCTTTCTTTGGTTTTTCGGTTATCGGTTTGATTGACCCACCCTTTATGAGTGCTTCAATATTAGTGTTTGGGCTTAAGTCCTCATTGGTAATAATGGAACCGGCAGGTTTGCCACCCACG